GGTTGAGTTATAAACTAATAACTTCTGAGTAGAAGTATTAAAGAATAAATCACCAGCGTCAAGATCAGTTGTAGGGTTAGAAGAACCTACTCTATACCTAGCGGCAAAGTCATTTATATCATTACTAAGTTGCTCTACGTCAGCTTCTTTTGCTAATAGCTTATGGTAGTTATATGTTTGACTTGCACCTGTAGAACTAACAAGAAGTCCTAACTCAGCAGCCATAGTTTTACTTCTAAGACTTGCAGGGAAGTTGTTGATAGTTACGTTATCAGATCCACTACCTACAGTTCTTGCATTTGTAGCAACACCACTAGAGTTAACTATAAGACCATCTATGTTTGCAATACTTATAACAACACCTGATACTGGTTGTGTTGCAGGGAAGCTATCTTCATCTGCTATAACTTCTAGTCCACCAACAGGTGCTATCTGATCTGCTACAAAATCTACAACCGCACCAGAAGTAGGAAAGTGACTATCACTATTAGTAATGGTAGTCTGCTTTGTCATGCCATCTATCTGGTTTAGATCGGCAATGTCAGAAGTCAAAGCTGTACTGTCAGCTAACTTAGATGCTGTGGCAGACTGCATACCAGCTAGTGTTGATAGTTCCGCATCTGCAATCTCAGAAGTTGTTACTGAGTTTGCCTGTAGGTGTTCTGATCCGATAGCATTGTCAGCTATTTTTGTAGCGTCCACGCAATCAGCAGATAGGTGAGAGGTGTCCACACTTCCATCAACTAGCTCACTACTATCGACTGAGTTCGCTGCAAGTTCAGAACTTGTTACTGAATCTGCTGCAAGGTGACTAGCATCCAAAGGACTGCCAGCTATAAGACTTTTGATTTCTGCTATTGTCTGATCTGTAGTCGCATTTGCTTCAATCGCATTTAACTTTGCAAGTAAGGCATCAGTAAAGTTATTAGTATTAGAGTTTGCTTCGTATGCTGTTTTTATCTCTGCATTTGTTTGGTCAGCAGTAGCTCCAGTTTCTACAGTATCTAATTTTGTACCATCAGCAGATACGTCCCGACCATCAACAGTTCCAGATGTAGCAATATTCTGACTACCAAAGTCAGGAGATATTTTAGTTCCAGCTATAGCTGCACTTGCGTTTACGTCAGCATTAACAATAGTTCCGTCTGCAATTTGTGTAGATGTAATACTGCCGACTCTTTCTAAAAATGCTTTTGTTACTGCATCTTGAGCATTAGTAGGATCTGCAACATTAATTATCGGCTTACTTTGTGCGTCTTGCCCTTGTGGTGTATTTTGAATACCAAGAGCAGCTTCATCTTTAGCTTCTTGTATTCCGTAAAGTAACTGCAATACAGCAGTATCGAGGTCGCCAGCAGTTAAAGTAGAGCCATCAACAAAATCAACAAGAGCACTTGTTAATGGAGTGTCTCTAGTAATCTCAATTCCAACTCCATTCTTAGGTGCTCCAGATGTCTCTTGTGTGGATGTAGCTGAACTAATAGTATCGAACTCAATAGTATTATCATTTATAAAAGCAAAGCCAGTAACAGTTACATTATTGAGTGCAACAACAATATGATCCTTTTTTACATATGGGAAAGGTATGGTAAATTGCTTGGTTGATCCATTACCAGTAGCAGTAAATTGAGCAAAAGGCATAGCTAAGAATTAATAATTTCCCTCCATTCATTAAGATTAACACCTAGTCCATAAACTGGCTCACTATCTCTGTTAAGAGTTGCAAGTTTTCTTGATTCATATTCTTTAAGTGATAGATCTAATTGCTTACTTCCATTGCCACCTTCTCCAATCTCATTAAGATATTTGTCCTTAGTTACTTTCTTGTATTCGTTAGCTACATTCATAATTAACTTTAATTTTGTAAGCATCCTCTTGTCTGATATTCTTTCTGGGAATTGGAAATTTTCTCCTGTATTACCTTTAGCTTGTGTTTTAGAAGTTCCTATCTTGCTAGGGTCTATGTCTCTTGCTAAAAGATAATTATCATTTTGTGTTATCAAATAATGTAATGCTTCAGAAAATGTCATTGGTATTCCAGCACCTACAATATCTAGCTTCACTTCAGTTGCAAAAATTTGTTTTACTCTATTAAATTGTACATCATCTAACTTTTGCCCAGTAGCTGTATTTAAGAAATTTCTACCAATAAAACGAGGGTAAGCACCTTTACCATGTAATCTATTTAACTCATTATAAATAACACCAGCTATTCCATAATCTTTTTCTTGAGTTGGTTTAAATACTTCTAATGGATTTAAAGTTGATAACAATGCCCTATGAATAGGACTATCTATAGCCTCCCAATTATAAGAACTAGCATAGGTCTTTGGCTGTCCAGTTATTTCATCAATGTCAACTGTATAACCTAAAGATGTTACTGGTAATTGTGTTCCTAATTGATAGAAAAAGTTTTCAACGAAAGCCCAAGCTGGATTCTCACTTCTACTGTTAGGAGCTACTCTTCTCTTATTATCTATACCAACACGAACATCTCTTAATATCTGCGGTACATATCCAAACATAGTCCTTCTTGTAAAGTCAGAAAGTCGGCCACGACTACCGACCACATAATTATTCATAACAGCATCTCCTTGTAAAAAGTCAGCCATTAATCTTTGTATGTCATTTAAACTTTTAAATAATCCCTTATCTATCTGTTGTAACGCTGTATCTTTTGCTGTGTACATGACAGCTTTAGCAAGTCTGATTGCATGAGCAGAAGCTAAGATTGCAACGTCTTGGTTTATTTCATACGCTTCTGATTGCTGTTCTGCACTAAGAGCATCATTTCTATCTATTTTCCCATAGTTTAAATCCTTTGGTTTTACAAACTGTTCGATAGGCATAGTATTTAAATTCTCTCTAAAGTTAGCTGCAATTCCTAATATTGTTCCAAATGTATCAAAAGCCTCTAAGCTAAACCACTCGCTATAAGTACCATCAAACTTTCTAAACCTAATACTCCATGCTGGACGTTTTTGATCTATATACATTTGTCTTTTCTTTCTGTTAAATCCATACCCTGCCTGTACATCTATTGCTCCAGATGCAAGAAGAGTAGTACCCATACCAGCAAAAGTCATACCAGTAACTACTTCTCCTATTGCATTTTCTCTTACAAATAAATCTTCAGAATTTATATCTCTCCAGTAACTATCTACCATTCCATTAGCTGCTGGTAACATTCTTAAAACACCTTTAATAATATTGTTAGGAGTTCTATTAACAGGGAAAATAGCACCAGTTATTGGAAGACGATCTGTAATTGAACCAACTATATTAGCTGGTAAGTTTGTAAGGTTTGTTGGTAAACTGCTTATCTGATTTGGATTCTTAACATCAACGTATGCACCTATAGGCTGTGATTCTCTAGCTCCACCAGACAACATTGCATTTGCTTGATTCATTCCTTCTTTGTTTGTAACAGCATCAGGAAGTTTTAAATACTGATTAACAAATTCCATTTGCTCCATAGGATCTGTAATACCTTGCTCCTGTGCTCTTCTCATTGCATACTCTCTAGTTCTCTTGTTTCGTTTTATATTGATGTCGTCTGTAAAACTTAGATATTCTGTAGTCTGTCTCATGTTTTCTGAGCTAAAGTAACCACCTTTAATAACATCTCCATTAGCCATCTCAACGTCTAACATAGATTTTCTAGTTAATTCTTTTGCCTCTAAGCTTGCTTTATCTAATGCATTTTTTGATGTTATGTCTATTCCTCTTGAATACATATCCATCAAAATTAGTTCCATATGTCTTATTTCTTCTTGGGCTATAGCTGTACCAGTAGTTATTAAAGTATCTAAACTACCAAACATTCTGCTACTAAAATTGCCAAAGGTACTTTTAACTCTATGCAAGAATAAAGCCATTCCATTATTGTCTGGATTTAACCAGTACTCATTACCTTTAGGTTGTTCTTTAAGTAATTGTGTTTTATGTGGTTGATAATCAAAAGGTAAGTCAGCTTGATTTTCGACCTTAAATAATTTCATTCCATTATTACCACCAAATTTTCCTCCCTCAAACTGACCTTTACCAATGTTTCCAAAGTTTGTATTATGTTTGAAAGATTGCATTGCTAAATAAATAGCTTGCATTAAATGTGCTTGAGATCTTAAATATCCTCTATGTCCAAACAAACCTTGTAACTGCTCTCTTACATTCATAGCAGTTCTTTCATAATCGTTAAGATTACCGCTTAGTCTTCCAATGTTTGCACCAGCATTTTTTTGCATAGGAAGTAAAACTGCTCTGACATTATTGCCGACAGCAACTCTCATAAATGTTTTTACTCCTAAGAATATGCAGTTTCTAAATGCTGAAACAAGGTTTTGTTGAGTCATTGACCCTCTTGGGTACTGCTCAAAAGTTTTGTTTAAATGTCTCATAATCCTTGTACCATTAACTTTGTCGTTAAGGTATGGATTAACTTCTGCTAATAGCTGTAAAACTTCTCTTGCTTTATCGTTAGGTTCTCCACTAAAAATACTTTCATAAGTATCGTCATCTAAAACTTTTTTAAGTATGTTAGTTCCTTGAGCTAAACTTGCTTCAAAAGTTTCTCTGTTTAATCCAACTGGACGCTCTGCTTCTGGAGTTATTTCAACCTTAGAACCAATAAGTTTATTAGCTTTATCTATATTTGGAATAAATATAATATCTCCATCAAGTCCTAAGTCTGATCCTTTTAATCTAATACCATCTACTCCTAGTTCTGCAACATACTCATTGATTGCTTTCTTTTGTGTTTTGTTTAATGTTTGATTGAAATTAACATTAACTCCTCTGTCTTGTAGTATTTGTTTTAAACCAACACCAGCTTCTACTAAGTCAGCAATATTAGTATTTTTTAAATTACCAGTAAGTACATCATCTCCAGCTACAGAATTAGGTTTTATTTCAGATGTAAAGTAAGCACCATTTCCTAAACCTTCATCTTGTTCTTTTAATCCATTATTCATTGCATCTTGTACAGATCCAGATTCTCCTCTCATTGTTATATTTTGCTCTGCGTTCATTACGTTTATAGTTATTTGCTCTCCATTAAAGTCAACTTCTCTACCCATCATTTGCAATCTTTGTCCAGATGCTCTTCCCCAAGTAGCGTAAGCAGTATTTAATTTTGCTGAGTTTTCAAATGTTGCAACTAAGAATTGTGCGTTTTGTGGAGAAGGATCTAGTTCGTAATTTTTAGCAGCGACAGCATACATATCAGTAGTACCATCTCTCATTAAACGTATAGCAGCAAAGGAAGATAAATCATTCATAGCCAACATATCGCCCTTAGTAGCCTGTCTAAATATTTTTATAACTTCATCTACGTTGCCATCGACATCATCAATTAATTGCATTGCCAGCTTATTTAACTCGCTTAACTTAACTGCTGGTATATCTGGAAACTCTGCATTAGGTGTCATCAAAGCTTCAACTGTCTTATCCATAGCTTGGTTTATTGCTTTATTCGCTGCAATAAATTCTGTATTTGTAGTCGGTATAAAATACTTTGAACCTTTTGTTTCCCACTTTCTATTTACTAAAGGACGTAAAACATTAGACATCATCTCTTCGAGAGTAATACTGCCATCAGTTAAAGATTCTAAGTTGTCTTTAAATAAATTATTTAGTTCAACAGGATCTGTCTCAAACATAGTAGTTTCTATTGGACTATCTTTTATGACTCCTTCTTGTGCAGCTAAACCTCTTGACTGTATTTTTCCTGAGAAAGAATTATCGAATAAATCTTCCCATGTTTGGAATCCTTTGCCTTGTAAAAAGTTTTTAACTCTTGCGACTATTTGTTCAATCTTGTCAAAGACCTTACCCCATTTACCAATTTTCTTTTCATAAACTTCTTTAGCTGGTAAATAACCTGATGCTGCTATTGATATAACTTCTTCCATACCTAGTTGCTTTTTACCATTTAAACCAAAAATTTTGTCGTGCATTTTTGGTTTTGTAAGAGCAGCAAGTTCTCTTAACTGTGGTAATGCATCCTTAAGTAATTTCTTTTCTTGCTTAGTAAAGTATCTGTTAAATAATCTATGGAAGGCTTCGTGGTATGCAGTCTCAGTAAGAGCACCAAACGATGCAAAGTCTTGTCCATGCACCATTGATACGACTATTAAATCTTTTACAGGATCTTCCCCAGATCTATAAAAACCTTTTGCTGGCATCTTTGTACCAACAGCTACACCATATTCTTTTGCAGCCTTCGGCCCAGCTACACCGACAATAGGATCAGAAACTAATTTAAAATCTATGCCAGATATTTTTTCTATCTCTTGCATCAAGCCTTGTACCTGAGATCTTTGATAACCAGCTAAAGCTAAATAAACTTCATCAGATCCTATATCTCCACCTTGATCTTCAATAATTTCGTAGTAATCTCCTTCTCTTGGTTCTAAAAGTTCATCTTCTGTAGGCTTCTTAGGGTTATTAACATCTCGATATTCTTGGTTAATTTTAGCGTCTAGATCCTTTTTAGCCTTATTTACTCTTTGGCTAATAATAGCTTCTGGATCTATTTCATAACTATATCTTCCGTCTATATCTTTCATTTCAGTATCAAGATCTGAAATAACTCGAAGTAATTTACTAGAAAAATAATTTTCTGAAGGTTCAATAGCAAGATTACCAGCTTTTAATTCTTCAATTATTTCTTTATATCTAGTCATTATTTGATTGTTTGTTAAACCTAAATCGTTTAACAAGTCCACATATTTATAATGAGATTTACTTTTCTTAGATGATCCATTTGCTATCTGTTTAGCAACTGTATATATAGCTATATCTAAATCACTTACAAAATCTATAACTTCAGAATTATATCGAGGAGAAGGTTTGCCAAAGTAAAAACGATTATAACCTTTACCTTGACTATCAACTAAGCCTTCAAGCTCTACTCCATATTGAGTAAACGTGAAGTTATCAATCTTATGTGCTTCATCAAGGTTGTAACCTTTTTTAGTTTTATAATCTCCTCTTGCTTTCTTAAAATCAATCGCTTCTTTTAACTCTTGTACTTCTTTTATTCGTTTCTTTTCTTCTCTGTTTGCAATAGACTCTTCTCTTAGGTTATTAACTGCTGGCTCTAATTCTCTTTGCTTTAAAGCATTAACCAATGCCGTATGTTTTGAGTGATATTCAAGTCTGCTATCTACAAATTTTGCTCGTTCTTTATCTGCTGCTTCTCTTGCTGCCATTAACTTATCTAGCTCTGTATCAGCAGCATCTGGATCAAGGTCAATAAGTTTTCCTTGCTTTCCTTTGCCTTGTAATAATTCATCAATTTGTTTTTCTAATTCTTCATATACTGCATTTGCCTTATCATATTTTGCTTTTTTAGCTTGTATGTTTTTTATTTGTTTTGTCGTTAACTTAAATCTTTCTGTTCTTGTTACTGCATCCTGTAGTTCAAAATTGCTTAAGTTTGCTACTTTATTGCTGCTATCTACTGCACTAAATAATAAATTTTGATCTGAACCTTCAAAGTATTCTGGAAATACTCTTGCTTTTGGATTTGTTATTAAAGGAGGTAAGGTTTTGCCAGTTATATTACTTGGGTTAGTAGTAACTTTACCTTTATTTTTTAATTGCTTAGTTACGCTTTCTTGTTGTGTTTCTCCTAACTGCTCAAACTCTTCTTTAAATTTTGGCTCTTCTTTCATTACTTCTATATCTTCTTGCTTAAACGTCACTTGTTGAGTTTCGTTTTCTATTTGCTTTAATTTATCCATCTTCTTCTTATCTATCTCTTGCATAATATCTACAGCTTCAGATCTCTTAAACAAAGGTGCTTCTTCTAGCTGCAATGCATCTTGTATTCTTTCTAAATTAGCTTCGACTAATTTTTTAACATTACGTCCTTTAACTTGTGCAGCTAATTCTTTTATTATCTGTGTTGTTTCTCCTCCAGATGCAGCAACAGCATTAAACAAATCATTTGTTTTAGAAGCTTCGACTAAAGCATTTTGTGTATTTTCTAGGTTTATCTTGTTACCAGCTACAGTTTCTACTCCAGCTTTTTTATCTTTAGTACCTACAGCTTTTAATCTGATAAGTGTTTTCTTTAATTGTGCAGAGATTTCTGCTCTAACTTCTAGTAATTGTTTTGCGTTTGTTGTTTTTAAATAATCAGCAAACAAAGGAATAACACCATCTTCGGGAGGCATATCAACAGCCTCAGATGCCATTAATACAGCTTGCTTAATCTTTTCTATCGAAGGGTTACTTTTATCTATAGCTTTAAAAACATCGCTAATAGCAGTAAACGAGATAGGTTGAGAGCCATAAGCCAATCCTTTTTGTAAACCTATATCTCCTTTTAATAATTTATCAAAAAGATGATTTGGTAATCTTGCCAGCTGCATACCTTCAATAACTATTCTTTGCTTTAAACTCATTCCCATTTCAGCTAAAGATCTAGGAGATTCTTCGTTTCTTAAAATCTTGGCTACATCAGTTACAGCTATAGCTCCTTTTTGGTCGTAGTTAAAAGAATTTATATTAATAATTGCAGCTTGTGTTTGTGCTGCCTTTGAGTTTGGTGCTTCTATTGTTTGTACATTGACAGACTCAATGCCAGATTTCTTTGCTAAATCTATTCTGTTATGACCATCAATTACATATAACTTGCCTACTGGCCCAAGTTCCCCAGTATCATCTCTCCATACACTTACGACTCCAGCAAATTTAGGGTCAAATTCTGTTTGATCTGCTAGTGATCCGCTTACTCCAGACTTATTAAACTTACCTGATTCTTTTATCTGAAAAATGTCTGGACGTATTACAAGATCATTAGGATTCATTTGGAATACTTCTAGTGGTGTCTTAGGTCTATTAGCACTTGTTACCCCAATCTTGTCGTATGCAGTTCTACTTTGATCTGGACGTACTTGGTTATTTATAGTTAATGCTTCGACTAATTTTGTTTCCGACTTGGCAGTATTATTAATTGATTTTACAAATGAATTTTTTTGTTTCTCTGCTTTCTCTTCTGCTTCTTTTAACTTTGCTTCAAGCTCTTGCACTTTAGCTTTTTCATCAGCAAGCTCAGTATATATTTCTGTCTTTTTTTGACCTTCAACATTTGATTTTCTTTCTGCATCTTTTATTTTATTTTTTTCAAGTTGTAACTGAGTGTCTCTTGTAACAGCAATACCTTGTTTTTCTCTACTTTTAGCTTGTATGTCATCTATCTCTAGTTTTATTTCGTCTATATCTCTATAAGTAAAACCTAAACTTTCAGCTAATTTTTTAACAATTTGAGTGTCAGCTAAATATTCTGCAATAGGATCAATTAAGAGTTTTTCTGCATCATCTACAAAAGTTTCTAAATTTTTCTTATTAAATTCAAATTGTAATTTATGTCTGTTTTTACCTGTAAATCTATTTGTTTTACTTTTTACATTTTTAATAAATTTTGCAGTTTCATCTTGTAATACTTTTCCATCTCCTTTTTTTAATCCACTAAAAACTCTAGCTACTGGCTCTCTTATAGGTTTAGTTCCAACACCAATACCACCCATGCCTATACCAAATAATGGGCCAAGCAAAAATTCCGATACAATCATTGATTTTAGTTTTGCTTTAAAAAAGCCATCATCTACACGATTTTCGTAATCTAAAAAGTCAGGAAGAATAGCATCTAAACCATAATCAGCATATGGATCTCCTACAAATGTTTCTGCAATAGCACCAGCACCAGCACCTTTTATACCTTCTTTAACTAAAAATTTAGAAGCTGTTTTAAATACTTGTCCAGTTTTTGTTTTACCTAAAAGGTCTCTTGAAATAAGATTATAGAAATTTCTAAATGCTGGACTACTAGCTTTTAACTTTGCAAGTCCTGTTTTAACTGCGACCACTTCTCCAGCTGGAGTAGGCTCTGCCATGATGCCCGCTGCTATAGCAAAGAAAGGTATGCTATTACCAAAGAAATTAGTTGCACCATCAGCAAGAAATCTACCAGTATCTTGCTCTGGATAGCCACCACTTAATTCAGTTAAAGAAGGTAATCCAAAAAGTCCATAATCAACACCTCTTGCTTGGTCTTCTGGAGAAATAGCATCAAACTGTTCAAAATTTTTAACTTGTCCGCCAGTTACGTTAACAGCATCAAGAAGACTCATTGTTTTTCCGTCTTCTCCGTAACCTAGTTCTTCAAAAAAATCTGTAAAACTTCTATTTTCTATCCCTTTTTTTACTGCCTTAAAACCCATAATCCCTGCACTTATCGGATCTCCTGATAAAACTTCTGCCATAGTTGCTGGCATATCTCCTCTTAAAACATTCTGTCCTGTATTAACTAAATTTTGAGAGACACCCATTCCAGCCCTGTCGATCATTCTTAAAAAATCTCCAGCACTATTTCTCCAATGCATCTTTCCTCTTAGATGTTCTGGAGCGTACTCAATATTTAAAATGTTGCTATGTGTTTTTGTATCTATCTTTCCTTCTGCTAAACCTTTTAGATACTGTTCCTTGTTTGTTTCTCTAGTAATAATTGTTTCGTCTGACTCTACGTTTGTAATCTCTTCATTAAAATCATTATCATCTTCATTAAAAATAGATTTGTTTCTATCTTGATCGACTTCTATTGTTGTATCGTAATTAGGCTTATAGCTACCAAAATTAAACAGGCTTTCTTCTTCCTCCTCTTCTTCTTCTATTACATCGGTATTAACTGAATTTTCTTCGTCCATCTAGGTTTTATCCCATATTAACTTTAATCATACAATTTTACACTAAATAGTCAATTTATTTAGTTAATACTTCTTCCCAATGTTTTCTACGTTGCTCCTGATTCATGTTCTTCATTTCTCTTATTTCCTCAACAGGAATCTTATTCATAGGTATGCCAGCTTTTACTAATTGATCTATTAAGAAATCATCAATAGTATAAGTTCCATTTCGACCTCTAATTTTATATAAATTCTTTTCAATCATAGTCCAACCTTCTGGCATATCTTCTCCTGACATCCAAGATGCAAGTAGTCCACCAAATTTTTTTGAAGTAAAACCATTACCTACTAAAGCCTTTTTAGTAAAAATAGGTTGATTAGGAGAGTTAATGTATGAAGACAAAGTAGCCATATCTGTCAATATCCCATTAGCATCTGCACCATTCTTTTTGTTATAGCCAGTATCTCTTGTAAGTTTTTTAAGTGTGTTTTTATAATCTCCACTACCAAACAAAGGAGATGTATTTGGTTTTCTTCTGCCTTCTATAAAACCTCCGTTATCCCATCTTTTTTGTATTTCGTTCATTACATAATTATTTCGTTGGTCTATATCGTTAGGAAAAGCTGCATTAGCATCTTCAATAATTTCACTAACTTCTTTTTGTATAGAAGGTAAAGCAGAGTTCCAAACAGTTTTTTCGTCATAATTTTCATCTTGTAACTGCTCTTTGTCAGCCCAAGTATTAAACAAACTTTTCACAAAATCATTTCCAGATTTAGTTATACTTCTAAAATCTTGTTTATCAGAGTTAACTAAGTTGCTGTTAACGATCTTTAAATCTTCTGTTAATTTTGGTAAATCTTTATAGTGATCTTTAAATAGTTCTAGATCTTCTTTAAAAAGTTCTTCTTCTGCTTTAGTCATGCTGCCAGTAAGCAAGTCATAACTTCTTGATATAAGACTATTCTTTTCTGATTCGTACTCAAGTGCTTCAATGTTGTATTTTATGTCATTACGTTTTGCGTTATAAGCTTTATTTATTGCATTAATTTTATCTTGATCTCCATTTGCTGCTTGTATTAACGTATCTCTTTCTTTCTTTAATGCATTAATAGCTGTCTGTACATAAACATTACCTTTTATATTATCAGTCGCACCCATGATTATATCTGTAAACAAAGTACCTTTACCTCCTTCATTTGGAGATTTTAAAATAGTTTCAAAAGATCCTTCGTAGCTGGCTATTTGTGACTTTTCACTTCTATCATTTGCCTGTAAATTTTTTTGTTCTGTTTGTCCAATAAGAAAATTTAACTGTGCTTCTCCACCAATAAGATCTACTAACCTTAATTTCTTATTTAAGTCTCCTTTAGCGTTAACTCTTTCCTCCAGAGGCCCAATCATCAATGGAAATATTTGATCTTCCTGTCCTATATTTTTTCCCAAAAACATAGTTTCTATAATTTCTCTAGTATTATGAAAACCAGCTTCTCCTAGATAATATTGTGTTTGTGCAATTATGTTTGATATAAATTTTTGTTGTTCTTCCCTTGTGAACATATGAGTGTTCTTTAAAAAATCAATATCATTATTTAATCCTGTTACAAAATTTGCAACGTCAAAGGTATTTCCGTCATTTTTTAATTGCTGTAACGTCAATGTTACGTTGTTCATTGACGAATTGAGTATCTTGTTTTTTGTTTTATCTGTAAAAACTTTATCTTGTGTTTGCATTGAGTTGTACAATGCATTAGAAACTTTAGGCTCTACATTTTTTAATTCAAAAGCACTAAGTTGAACACCTCCATAAACATAATCATTAAAAGCTTTTATATATCTAGCGTCTTTAGGATCTAAGTCAGTAACTGATATTGATTTTAATTCTCCATTGTTGTCAGTAATCTCTCCATCTAAATTTGTATCAGGAACAAGAACAGTTTTTGAATGGCTAGGCCATGTCATTGCCCTATTAATTATTACTCTTTCCCTGTCTTGAGATAGCAAAACTTCGCCAAGATTTCTTCTTTTATTTATCTGTCTAATTAATTTTTCATTATCTAATATTTGTGCTTTGTCAGCTTCACTAATTACTTCTTTATTTTTTAATCGCTCTGTATCCTTTTCTATTTTGCTTATATAAGTTTCTAATTTTTTAACAGGGCTATCGCCTTCTCCAAACCTGTTAATAATATTAAATGCTATAGCTTCATCTTCTTTCCGTATCTTTTCATTTCTTTTCAGCATTGCTGAACCAAAATTATTTACTTGACCAGCAAAATCACTAAAGGCTTCAGCGTATGCACCAGCATCTGTTGGAGTAGCGTTTTCAATAACACCAGCTACGCTAGGCAATTCTAATTGTGGAATTTTAGTTAACGCTGCTGGAGTTACAGCAGTCTCCCCATACCATCTAGCATTTAATATTTTTGGCTCTTCTATTTTTGTACTACCAGTTGAAGGACTAACAGTTAATCCATCAAGAGATATTTGCTTGGCTTGTCCAGATCCTCTTTTCTTAGGGTCTTCGTTTTTGCCAAGACTTAAACCTTTTACAGATACCATTTACGTCAAGCTCCAATTTGGCATACCGCCAGTTGACAAAGTTGAATAAGTGCTAAAGCCACCCACGACAGAACTAGCCATGCCAAGAGCATATGGCCCAAAGCTCGGTTTCGGTATCTCCAGAGGTTTGACAGGATCAAGTACCATTTTCTTAAGATACGTTGCAGTTTGGCCTCGCCTACTAGCCCGATTAGACTGTGCATCAAGTCGCTGCGATTGAGTGCCTTGTAAACTAAACGCAGTATTTCGATTCGTTATAAAGTCTGCTGCTGCTTGTGTGCGTTTTATATCCGCAATCAAAGTCCATGCGTTTGTTCCTAATCCTCTTAATGCTGCAACTTCTCCTTTCTTTTCTAAGAATGTCCGACCTCTTGCAGTTTTTTCTTGTGCTGCTTGTTCTTGCTGCTGCATCTGATTCATAGTTATATTTGTACTATCTCTTTCGTACTGCAAGTCTGCTAAATAATTTGCATGAGCAATAGCATCTTCGTTCATCAATTTCTTTGTCTCTTCAGTCATTCGACTTGACTGTGCCTGTAAGAGATTACTTTGATGCGTTAAATTTTGCTGGGCGTTTTGGTATGCAACATTTGTCTTAGCTTGCTGGTATTGCATATAGCTACCAGCTACACCTAAGACTCCTGAGATTACAGCTATAGGAATTGCACCGCACATAATTAGTTCTTTACAAATTCGTAAAAAGGAAGACCCGCTGCACCAAATGTAGCGTGTTTTTTAATAATTGAAAAACCCATCCACTTAATCCATTTTATATGAGTTGTATTTCTTTCATCAACATAGTTATATAAAAGTGGATAATTGCAATGAAACTTTTGCAATTCCATTGGAGAATATCTTAAAAAATCTCTTACATCTTTATAGTCATCAGTCATAGTTTTATGGCCTAACATCCATATCCTTCCAACCTTTGCAGAACAAGGCACTACTCCATACATTCCCATTAAGTTACCTTTTCTACCAATCATAGTCATGCAAGGTTGACTATTAAAAAAACAATAAAACAAAGCTTCTTGCGGAGTTGATCCAGAGTAAGCTAATACTTCCTCTTTATCTTCTTGTCGCATATTTGCTGCAAGTTCTACAACGTCAGAAAGTATTGACTTTCGCCAAGTAAACTTTCTTATAGTCGTCTTGCTCTGGTGTGTAGCCATCCTTCCCATTCTGATGATTGAATACGACAGGGTAGTGGACTATCGCTTAATATTTCGACCTTAGTATCGTTGTTATGTGCCATTACTGGCACTCTAAATTTACCAGCCAAGAAAGGTGCTTGACCTAAAGCTGGAGGGTTTTGACCAACAATAAACCCATTATAAGGATAAGTCTGTGCAGTTCTACCTCTTGGAGTTACTTTTATTTTAAAAGCAGAGGTATCATCAAAAACAAACGTCCAAGTTCTTATTTGTAATCGAGGGCCAGCAACTACCGCAACACCACCTCCAGTTGGTTGTTCTTTTAAATATGGTGTACTAAATTCGTAAGTCATGTCATATCTTTCTCCTATAAAAAACTTTGCGTTAGTTAAATCTCCCAATACAGTCATAGTTCCGTTACCACTAAATCCTGATTGCGTAGCTCCAGATAAAGTTTCAGCACTTGGAACTTTTACTTCTCCATGTTGCAATGTATTGTTAGCAACATCTCGACCAACAACAATTTGTATTCCAGCAGTAGCAGTTGGATAAGGTAAAGATATAACTGATTGAACACCAGCACCACCTTGATTAATTACATTAATGTGGCATTTAGTTTCATCTACTTTTCTATCTAATAAAATTTCTAAGTTAGAACCAGCATCGACTGATTCTGGACGTAATGAGCATTTTTCTAGGTAAACTCCATCTGTATATTGAATCACAAAGAAAACGTCACTATCTATAATCGAAGCTCCAATTACAGTTTTATCTCCTTTAAGTTCCCAGAATGACCAAGAAGATTGCAGCTTAGAATCTTCTTCGTAAAAGAATTTATAAAAATAAATACGTTTAGGTTCATCTTTACTTATGGCTATAACAGTTTCTTCTGATGCAGAACTAATTAAACTTGTTATGTTTTTAGGAATATATCTTGGAACTGCTGATGAAACTTCTTCTGATACTGGCACTGATGCAGTTATATCTGGAAGATAAAAGTCACGCAAACCACTAAATTCTCCTTTAGGTACAGAAAAATAAACAGTTCGACCTACAGCAATAGGATCAACTGTTGGTTCAGTTTCATATGTAGTTATAGCTGTAATAGTCGCAGTTTTTGGTGTTAAAGCACCACCAATAGTTGACGCTCCAGCATCTAACCTAAATTGACCATGCCGACTAAATAACAATAAAGTGTTAGCAAAAGCCAAGCTAGACGTTAAGAAATGAATTTCAGTACCACCTGTAACTAAATCAATAGGATCGCTGTCAACAATAGTTTGTACTGTCTCAGGAAAAAATCTATCGTAACTATCGGCAGCACTCATTATTACGTTTTCATCTGCTAAAAGTATTAATCTATTTCTAAAAGTATTAATGTTGTTAATCGTAGTACCTACAAAAGTAGGAGTAGGAGCAGTTGCTAAATCTCCAGCGATTCTAGGACTCCAATCAAATTCTTGAAATGTAAAATTACCAGTAGCAGCATCACGAACTAAAGCATGAGGCATTGTTGATTTATTAAATTTAAATGGTTCTAAAGGCCCAACTGTTTCTCTCCAGATACCAAAACCAAAACCTGTGCCATTAGAAGTTTCAAACTTAACGTAATAATCATCTAATCTTGTAGTTTTAGATCCCTGCACCTTAACAACAAATCCATCTTCACATAATGTAGGTAAATCGCTAATAGTATCTATAGCTCCTTTAATTGCTTTGGTAAAAGTTCCAGACTTGGTATCACTACTTTCTAAAACAAAATCAGTTCCAGCTTGATTTTCTATTCTAATAATGTATTGATCTACAGTAAACGTCCAACCACTAGGTAAAGCACTTGCTAAATCATTTCTTAAATCAGTAGCGATTGTGCCTGAGTTTGGTAACGTGCCCCCTACCGCAGCAGTTGTAAAAGATGCTGTTGCTAAAGTACTGCTTCCATTAGCACTTTTTATTTTTACTTCGTAAGTCGTAGAGTAATCAGCAGCTTTTATAAATACAATACCTTTTGCTGATACATCTGGAGACAATTCATTAAACCTACAATTACCGCTAGTGCTTGCAGATGCACCAACTAATGTAAACTGATTAGCATTTACAACAGTTACAACATATGTGCCATCAACACTAGATCCTGATGTGAAATCTATTTGTATTTTTACTCCAGAAGTTAACCCATGACCATTAGAGTTAACAGTTATTGCTGTACCAGATTGTGTATAAGTACCAGCATGATCCATCGTTACAACTTTTTCTCTGTTGCATATAAAAGTGTAGTCAGCTACTGACGCAATTCTAAATTTATCTGCTGGTTCTGCTGTATTAGTAATGTCTAAATAGTCAGTTCCGTTAGGAGTTGCAACTGTTTGTGCATTACCATTTAAATCAAATACATCTATAGCTCCATCTCTAATCATTATTAGATATTGAATAGTTCCATCTCTATCTACAACTTCAACAAAAGGATGTCCAGATCCAGCTGACCCGCTTAATATCTTTTTTATATGATTAAATGGAGGACGCTTAGTTAATCCTTCTACTGGAGAAGATAAACAATTTATAACTGATTCTGCTTGTGAAGCTAGTCTTAATGCTGGAGGCTGTTGACTAACCCCATTAATCATATTGGGAATAGTGCTACTAATTAATGCCATACTTATCTTTCCATAACATTAATAGGTCTAAATCCTTGAACAGGGAAACCCTTTCGAGCATGACCTCTTAACATATTATGCTCGCTTAAAGTTGTTTCTTCTTCTATAAATTGTGTTCTAGCTTCTTGTTCTAATACCATATTTATCTCTGTTAAATCTTTACTTCCAATCATGTTCTCTTGTAATTCTTTACCAGCTTTATGCATTATGTAAACTCTAGCGTGTTCTGGTAAATCATCCCATTCAAGAATAACAGTCATGTCCGCTTTTAAATTTATTGAAAAGACATAAGTATTGTTTTTTCTGTCATACAATCTACTTCCACGTTGTACAACATCAACGTCATAATATTCGTAGGGATCAACAACAACTCTGCTGACGTTAGTTCCAACTGAAATCTCATTAGTTGTAGAATCCCTAGTCAAAGTCATTTGATAGTCAGTATTAAATGACCATCCTTCTGCTTGTACTTTGCGACTAACGCTATCTAAAGTTTCTTCTGCTAAGTTTCCCAAACCAAGAAGACCTTGCAAAGAGTTTAATGGGCTCTCGCCCATCATTTGCAAAGCCTTATTAACTGCTTGAAGTTTAGATGTTCTTGCAAGTACCATTTATTTTCCTTTTTTGGGAGGACGACCTTTTTTAGTTCCGTAAGTTCCTTTACCTTTAGGCATAATAATAAGGGAGTAAGTGTACTCCCCTATCATATCTACTTATGAGTTAGCTGCATATACTTCAATAGCACAGTCAGGACGTAAGACCCCTGTACCATGAACCATAGAACCAACCATAAATGTACCTTGATACATTGCAGAAACATCATTTCCTGTTTGCTGCATCTTAAGATCCATTAACTTAACTGTTCCAACTGCATCTGGAGTAAATGCCAAACCAATGTTATCTGTATAGTTAGCATGATAAGTGTTGTTTTCTCCAGTTACTGCGGATCTGTTTGACTTAGGTAGATGATTAGATTTAATAATCGTAATACCAGCAACCTTAAGAACAGTTCCATCAGCATATGCTCCAGATCCACCCCAATCTCTGTTAAGAACATCAGTTGTTCTTGCAAGCTTGTAGTAGTTTGCTGGATCAAGTGCAAAGTATCTGTTGTTTTCTGGAATGTTATTGCTGTCAAATGTTTCAGCAATAGTCCAAAGAGCAGTTACAAGATCAGCACCAGTAACAGCTGCAACAGCAGCAGCGGTGTTTGCTGTACCAGACTTAAGAATCTTAACTCTTGTACCACCAGCTAAATCTGTATTGAAGTTTGTACCAGTTCTAGCAGCCTGACATATTACAGCAGCTACGTTTTCGTCAAAGCGATAGGCTAAAGCATTTCCCATCTCCTCTGTATATTTTGACCTTACATCGTAATGGTTCATAGCTTCTTCGATGTCCGCTAGGAATACATTAGATACAAGTTTGTCATCAATATTTATAGTAGCTTCAGCGTGTTTAATAGCTGAACCAGTAAGTTGCTCACCCACTGCATGATAGCTAGTACTAGCGAGTCCAATAATTGGAAATTGTGCTGATTTTCCAGATTGGATAGTGCGAACTGTGTGTAATGGCTCGAAGATTGTAGCCTTTCTAAATGCTGAAAGTACTTCTCCGCTCCAAACTTTTAAGAATAAATCTTTGTAGCCAGTACCTGTATTGTTAACCAGACCTAGCCTACTTGGACTAAAATTAGCCATAGGAATTTTGAAATAAAATTGGGATTAACCATCCTTATTTCACTTAGTCTGATTCCCCTCAAGGATGCTATGTGTAATAAATAAGTATAAGGTTATGTTAATACTATCAAAAAATGAACGAATATCTACCGCAGATCCCAGAAATAGATGTATTAGTACCGCCTAAAACAATTTTTTATCCACCTGTGGCAGACGTTCCATACCTTGATCCTGTATTGCTTCCATCTCTGGAACAGGTAGAGTCGGGTTTGGGAGATCAGGGATCTTCTGCTGAAGAAGAAACAGCATCTTCAAAGGAGGAAGAGTTACAACTAAAACAAGAGATAATACCGACAATCCCGCCAAACACCAAAGAAATTTTATCAACTGAAGAAACTATAGCTACGTTTAATATACCATTTTTCGGAGAGATGCCTATTCCCGCTCCAGAAGTAATTGCGTCCTCTGTAATCGCTGCGGGAACTGCAAGTGTAGTGAGCGTGGCGGGCGGGATTGCTATGCAAAGCGTATTAGCTTTTATCAAGAAAACATTTAAGAAAATGTTTACTAAGGTTCTGAAGAAAGAGGTAAAGGATCTGCAAACAAAGAAGGATTAGCTTTTACATAACTTCGTATATTAATGACATCAGCACAGATGTATGCGTACTTAGAAGCAGGGTTTATCATATAGCCTGATGCGTGAAGTTGCTGGCATTTCAAAACACGAACTAGGTGCTTATCATGCACTTGCTTGTCTAGTTCTTCTATGGCTAGGCCTAGCTTTACTTTTGCTAAATCATTACAAGTTTTATTATCTCCAAGCGGGATCATAAAACTCATTTGCACTCCCCAACCTTCATTTATAGAATATGTATCCTCTCCTTGTGAGTCATTCCCTGTATAAAAAGGAGTTACAGCCATAGTAGGTTGGCTACAAACTAAAGATCCAAACTGTTGTTTACCTGTCATTCCATTATTGATATTCATATTTTGATTAATTATTGATGAGTTACCTACAGCATTAGGTTGAGCCTGTACGTTTGTATCGCCTTCGGCTTTTGCTTTACTGACTAAAGACAGACAAAGAAGTGATAACGCTAGTAGTCGTAATCGAATCATTCTGTGTAATTTCTTCTATTTTAGTTCCTGATGCTCTGGTAGTTATAGATAACGACCAATCATCTGTAGCAGTTTTAGGAGTAAAAACTGCATCTGAATGAGCTATACCACCACTTGAGGCACTTGTAACTTCTATGTTTGATGCTTCCCAAGTGTTTATAGCAGATCCATACTTCTCTGTAACTATAGACCTTGTAATAGTTTGAGTAGTATTCTCTGTGCGGTTGCTAGAGCCAGTACTCCAAGTGGGGATTCCATTTGCGTAACAAGGTGCAGCTATAAATAAACCCAATAAAATTAATTTTTTCATGTGATGCCTACTGTATTGTCTTTATTATCTACTATCTTACTGTCTTTATTGTTGCTGTTGCCACCCTTTTTCTTATTAACGGAAATGCCATAGCTACCTAGCACCCCACTCGTCAAACCAGCTAAAAACGCTCCATCGTTCCTAATCTTATCCATGTATCCAAGAGTCATCATCGCTAACGACCATACCAAAATCATAAACCTGACCCCATGACCAAAAAGATCAGCCCAATCTGTTCCTTCTTTTTCTTGTTCTTCCATAGAAATCAATCTATACTACATTTATATTAACCATAGATTCTTAAAATGATTAGTCTAATTCGTCCAATTATCTTTGCTTTCTTAAAATCAAAATCCGTATCTATTTTGGTTTGTGATCTTTTAGAAGCATTAGCAAAGCTTAGTGAAAACAAGCTAGACGACCTTGCTGTTGCTAAAATAAGAGAAATGCTATTGGAAGACAAGTAATGTGCGGAGCTTACCAACAAGAAGATAATAATAAATTAGATAGAGAAGCTGCTAATAGAATGAAAGATGCTGAAAATATAGGTGTTTTACAAAGTCAAATAGACAATAATAATTCTTATGGTCAATTTCTTAATGATGCTAGTAGTGCTCCAAAGAACGTATTAGACATTATAGGTAACTTTAATAAAAGAAATTCAGCGTTAGAGCAAACTATGAAAGACAGTTTTTAGACAGGTTGAGTAGGAAAAACTGATACACAATTTACAGGGAAATGTAGCATCTCCCAATCTTCAGAACCCATAGCTGACTCCCAAGCATTGCGTTGGTCATATGCAATAACGACTGTTTGAAAACCACCAACATTTTTACTTCCTAAATCTCCGCAATAAGTTCTTGGTATTCTTATACACCATGCTCTTGGCCTTAAAACTTTTTCTGGTTTAATGTCCTGTGACACGATTCCACTTTCCTGTTGTACTTGGATGTCCGAGCTTTTCAAGCGGGATACCCAAGATTTGTGCGTCCAAAGCATTTTCCAAATCCCCCCTGTGAGCAGCCAGTTCCAGATCCCATAATTCCATTTCCCGATCTTGGATAGCTCTATCTTCATCTATTGCTAATGATTCATTCCAATATTCCACCGCTCCAGCTAAAGAGTCAAGTCTGTCATCGTTTTGTAAACAGTTTCGATCAACTGTTATATGGGTCATCTGATGAAATAATTGATAACCTAAAGCTTTATCAACAGAATCTTCATCTCTAGGTTTTGCATCGTTTTCAATAACCGACCTATTAATAATTAATCTATGCTGGTTCATTACTGGTTCTAATGCATTTATTATTCTTCTTTCTTTTTGCACGTTACTTCTATTAGTTTCTATAGTGCAGGGATAAATTTTTCGTAGATATGGCTGTAATAAACTTTCCATCATGCCTTGACCAAACTGATCCTCTAAAAGTATTAAGTTAACTTTGTTTCTTTTACAAGCTTCAGCTATACCAGTTAATACTTTTTCTGTATAACCTTCACAAAACGAGCCGACTTCTAAAACAAACAAGTTTCCATTTAGATGTGCGACTATACTGTACGCTGTTTCATCAGCACCTTTACCAGATGGATCTATATAAGCCACCACACTTGTAAAAGGAATCCAATCGCCATGTAAAAACGCTGGTCTATGGTAATAATCTGCACTAAAACCTACAGCTGGTAGGTCTGTCAGTCTATATTCTGCTCCAGATGACCATACAACCTTCTCAGGAGCGTGATCTTTTACTTCCATTACGACTAAATCAGCTAATCTGAGAGGGAATCGTTGCAAGTCAGACAGCGTTGTATCTAATTGAAACTGCAAAGTAAACTGTGACCGACCATAACTAGCTTCTCTTTCCAATAAATCCATCTCAGAAAACCTATCTGGGTCGGTTGGTTGACCAGCTAACGTAGTAGATAGCTTGGAAATCATCGGAGCTAGTGCATCTCCATACTTTTCTGGCTTTTTAGGGTATCTGCTAGTCCAGATGCGACAGTCATAACCTCTAAGTCTTAGCTTGTTGTATATACTTTCCTCTGTTTGTGGTGTTCCTAAGAACATTATCTCTCCATCAGGCTTAAGAATAGCGTTAAATTCACCGCAACATTGCAATAATTTCTCTCTCATACCTACAGTCCATGCTGTATTTGGTACTTCGCAGTCATCAGCCAATATTAAATCGGCACGACTACCAGTTAATTGACCAAATATACCTACACTTTTTACACTAGCTGACTGATCGGGTATAGCTGGACGTACATCAAACCTATTACTAGCTGATCTTTGCTCATTTTTATCTGGTTCTAGGCATTTTAGTATTGGCATCTCCTGTATTATCCGTAAACAAAACTGTGCAAAGTCATCAGCCCTTGTCTTCGAGGCCGACACCACCATAATTTTTTTCTGTGGGTCGTTCCTTAGTAACCATAAAACATACGCTGCTGCCATCCATGACTTACCTACACCTCTAAACGCTTCAATAATCCTTCTCTTCTGACCTGTTTGCATATATTCTGCTATGTCCAACTGTACTGTTGTTGGATCTGGTAGCTGTAAATGCCTCCAAACTAAAACTAAAAAGTATCTAAAGTCTTTATCGTAAGGTTCTGGTAGTCCTTGCCATTCTGACTTCTTCATACTCTATATTTAATTGATTTTTCTTCCTTTGGTTTCTTTGTTGGAGGTCTAAAGTATTTTAATCCTACTGTTCTATCTATATATTGTGAAAATGTTTCTCCAGTTGTAGAACCAACGACCATATCAATTTTACTAAAAGGTTTGTCAGTAGTTCCAAATTTAGCACTACACATTATGCACTCCGTTTCTTTAATTCTATTACATTTTCTATATCAGGTAACGACTTAGCTAAATCTCCAAATGGCGTGTCCTCTACAGGCTGGGCTGTTATCTGATTATCTTTTAAAAATTGTCGTATTACATTTAAATCTGCGGTACTTGCTTCCCCACTTACCAATAACTCACTTAACGCTCCAGCTAGTCCAGCATGAAGATCGCTTAATACTTCGTTTGTGTCGTTCTTTGCCATAATTTTTTTTTAAATGAGGCTCAACCCACTACAGAAAAACCTCATCGTAAAACCATTACGACTGCTTTGCGGGTTTGTTCAAAACATAATGGCTTACCTACAATATAACACCTCTGCAATCCCTGTCTATAACTAGCTCTCCACAATAGAAGAGGGTATCCATTCCTTACTATTAGTTTCTATTAGTTATCTATCAGTTATCTATCCCGATATTTACAGTTTTTGGTAGAAAAATTTGAGCGGCTTAACGTCTATGAGAATTTTGTAAAATCCCCCATATGATTTTTTTAATTTATTCTGATATCTGGCCTGTATTACGTCCAATTTATAGAATTTATCCAATAAATAGCCATAAATGCAGTCATAACCTAGTCGGGAGTACTGTCCGTTAGACAGTTCTACAAGGGTTTTTAGGGTTTTATTGTCGGTTCTGGTGCTTATTTGGTTTTAATTTATGTATAAATCACACATAGGACGCATAATTAATTGCAAACCAGCAACAAATCATTTATATTTAATTTGGATTGCTGCGGATTCTTTACGGATTCTGCTGCAATCTATTCAACTCACTAGGTAATTAATTATGACTGTTTCAATTAGCAGTATTACAGGTTGGAAAATTGGATCTTGTAGAGCTTCAGTTTCTCAGCTGGTCAACTTATTTGGTCAACCAGTTAGAAATCATGGAGGAGATGGAAAAATTCCTTATGAATGGAAAATAGGATTTTTAAATGTTTCTATCTATCCGTATAAATTCGAACCAACCAATGCGACAAAGTTTTATGACTTTTCTATTAATGGCACTTCTGGAGGTCAAGTAATAGCATTACAAGCTTTTCTCGATCATGTAGCAACTTCTAATATTTGGAGTGAAAATGGCGACTTATGCCCAGCCATAGGGATTGAAGTTTCAAGTTTAGGGTATGAATAATGCTTTTATCTGAACTTAAAACTATTGACGTTTTTGGTAAAGAATGGAGAGACACTATTAATGGTGTCTCTTATTTCTCATCAAGAGTAGTGCTTAACCTCGAGCATGAAAACGAAATGATAATTGAAATACCTTTTGGTAATGGGTACGAAGAACAGTATTTATACGAAAGTATGGATGCTGTAAAACATTTATTCCCTAGTTCCAGATGGTACAAAGAAAGTATGCAAACTTGGCAAGCCAAAAATTATTATAATTTCAAATTAAATTATGGAATTATAAAAGGATGTAAGAAAAAAGACTTATATCATGGCGAGCCTTTGAACTGGTGCGGTAGGCATCATGAGCCAATACCTAACAGAAAGCACAAACAATGGAGTAAAAGCTAACTCCAGAAGGAGCTACAAGGCCTTTGAAATTTCTTTCAAGGGTCTTTGTACCTTCCAAAAACTACACTTTTATAGGTCTTCTATAAATGAGTAGTTTTTTTAAACTACTTATCAACTCACTACAAAACAGGAGAATTAATGAGTAAAAAGAAAATCAAGTATGAACAACAGCCGAGAAGAATACTCGCTGTTACTGCTTGGAATAGTGGAACATCCATAGCGTGGTCATCAGGCCACGATCCAAACATAATCCACGCTACAAAAGCAGTAAGAAAAGCCAAGCGGGATAACAGTTTGTTGGGGTGGCAGATAATGACTGTCCACATATTCGACATACACGACAGCGAACGCTGGGCTTGGGATGGATACCAGTTAAGAGATCCAGATGTAATAGACAAAGAGTCGGACTCTTATAAGAATGACTATTACAACCAGTACAAAGGGTGTAAACCTTTTAAATTAATCGAATCTTTACAGGTGGTCACATGAAACATACAGATCATTTAATGGAACAAGAGTTCCACGATTGGTTGAATCAATGCCCTAATAATTGGGTAAGATTAGCAGCCGATAACGAATCAAACACTTACAAATTTTATAGAAACAATCAGGAGGAAGACTAATGCCAATGTCACTATGCGATTATCCAATTTCAACAGATCAAGTAGATCATGGCTGGAATTACAGGGTAATTTTTACAATCGACTGCGATTATGAGGAGTTAGTACAAGCTATCGACCTCGATTATGTAAGAAGAGGCAGCGACTTAAAGGTTAGTTGCTATACAGACAAGAAAGAGGAACTTGAAAGCTGGTTAGAGCCAGAGTATGACAAGTTCTGCGAAAACGTCCTTAACCCAGAGCTAGCAGAATCATGCAGCTATGCGGTTGTATATAAAAAGAAGGGGTTAAAGTAATGCCACAATTTACACACTTTCCCGACTTCGATAAGCACCACATGAGCAAGCAATCAGTTGAAGAAATAAATAACATTATCGTTGAGGCGGTAATGGGTTCTATCTGGGATAACACCAAGTATTGTTCAATGACTTGGGATTTAAAAGTAAACCTACAAAAATGGGAGGATTAACATGGGATTAGATGAAAAGTTTAAACGTATCCATCTGGAGTACGGAATTATTAACGATAGATGGATGTTTTCAGATACAAAAGAGTACAAAGACTCGGATTATTTAAGAGAGATCGGTGCTAATGACATCGAACTCCTTAAGTTATTAAAAGAGAATCCTTTATGGCATACGCAAGTGCAACGTCTAACCTATATCTTAGGGGTTGTTAACAATCTCTCAGGCAATACGGACATGGCGATAGTGTTACCAGATGATTCAGTTAAGGCTAGAAATTTATTAATTAAGCATATAATTGAGGATCTTATACCCATAGTGGAGATGGTCAACTCATGCAGATAGTTAATAAAGAAATGAAATCGTATGAAATTATCTTTAGTAGTCTCTCGACAGGTAATGTCGAGGGCTACATACAAAAAGGAGTTAACTTATACGAGGCATTATCTAGCTTTATGAAAAGCAAGATCCCTTATAAAGAAATTTATGAGGTCAAACTGTATTTAAAAAAGGAAACAAATGCGGTTTAATTTTATATGTTTAGTACTATTAACATCACACCTAGTTATCACACTAGGATTAAATTCTAAATTCAATCTACTACTAAAAGAAAATGGACAATCAGTTATACAAAGTAACAACAAAAAAACCAGATAAAGCACACGCTAACAACGCTGGACAAGTCCTGTATTTTACAGGCAAAGATGAGTACTGCCCTAATGGTCAATGGATAAGTCATAGCTATGACTACATACCAAGCCAAGCTATCTACTGGTGTATGCTGCCTGACAATCCAGTTACTATTGAAACTGCTGACGAGTCTAGCGATAGAGCTATGAACGAGTTTCTTAAACAACAGTATTCAGATGTTGAACATAGAGTAGCTATGTATCCAATAGTAAAGTTAGTATGGGCTACAGCTAGGAGGTTTTTTGATGACGCAAGAAAATGAAAGTAAAAAATTACAGGCATTTTTACCTCCACAAGTATGCGATAAGTTAGATACTCTTGCAGAAAAGCAAGGCATTACTAGAGCCGAGCTATCTAAAAGAGTTATAACTGAATGGCTGGAAACAAACTTCGATAACAAGCTAGAGTTCTGGAGTTAATGCGGTCACTTAACGACCAACTTAACAACGAAGAGTTAATGCTTAACTTGGGTCAGAACAGAGTTAGGTCTAATCAAAACAAAAAACAAACTAAGGGCATGGAGTCACTCACCATTTATGGCGAGGCTCTGTGTTCTTTTAATGTGGACATAATAGTTAACCACTTGCGAGCCATCAGGAGGAAGATTGAGAGCGGTAAAGCTGGCACTAACTACGCAATGCTCACCCCTTTATTAGAGTTACCACCCCAACAAGTAGCAGCAGCAGCTATAAGAACAGTAGTCGATACTCTTTCCAGCACTCCTACCCTGCACCAGATAGCAGCTAGTGTTATCGAAAAGATATGGATAGAGACAATGCTAGACAGGGCTACCGATAGTGAGCTAAGTAAATACAAGAGAGGTAAACATAAGAAAAGATATAAAATTTTTTTAATTAACTCAATGGTTAATACTGAATACTGGAACGCTCGCCAACGTATGGCAAGTGGCCTATTCATGGTCGAACTAATACAAAAATATACTGGATTGATAGAAATATATTTAGAAAAAAATTTAAATACCTCCAGAAGAATGGTCAGGGCAACCGACAAGTGCATGGAATGGGTCAAGAAAATAAACACCGACTTAAAAATACACACCCCTAATTTTTTACCGCTGCTAATTAAACCTAAACATTGGACTAACCCTTACGATGGAGGCTACTATAATGAGAACATAAAGTTTAATCTTTTTAAAAGTAACAATAAAGAAATAGCAAGCAAACCCATAGCAACTACTACGTTTTATGATGTTGCAAACATACAAGGGGATGTAAGTATGTGTGTTAATAAGTATATGTTAGAGCAGATATTAGAGGCATATAATAATAACTTAGAGATAGGTTGTTTGTTACCAAGAGAAGGATATGCTGTACCTCCATACCCAAAACATTTAAACGAGGATGATCCGCAAGTAATTAAATGGAAGATGCAATGCAAAAGAATAATAGAAAAGAATAACCAAACAAAAGGTAGTCGTATTGGTATAGCAAAAACATTATGGATGGCTGAGAAATACAAAGACGAACCTAACCTGTACTTTCCTAAACAACTAGACTTTCGAGGCAGGGTTTACGATAGAGTTCCCTTCTTAAATGCACAAGGTAATGACATATCAAGATCGCTACTACAATTTACTAATGGCAAGCTGATAAAAACAGAAGAGAATTTGAACTGGTTAAAGATACATGGTGCAAATATGTTTGGTATAAAACAAGACTTTCAAACAAAGATTGATTGGGTTAATAATAATTTAAAAAACATTTATGCCATTGGAAGAGATTGCTGGGCTGCACCAGAACTATGGATGCGGGCTGATAAGGCTTGGAGTTTTCTTGCTTTTTGCAGGGCAATCTATCTTTATAACAAAGAACCAGATAGATATTTATGTCAGCTTCCCTGCCACCTTGACTGCACTTGTAGTTCTATTCAGCACTACAGCGGACTGCTACGTTCCAAAGTAATGGGAGAAAAAGTTAACCTAATTAATTCAGATAGACCACAAGATATATACAGCGAAGTAGCATCACAGATAAACCAAAGACTTATAGATAGTGATGACCCACGAGCAGCTAAATGGTTAATGCTAAACGTAGATAGATCATTAACTAAACCTTGCGTAATGACAGCACCATACTCGGCTACTAATAGTGCCTTCTATCACTATGCATACAGCTGGGCACAGGAACGATCAACAAAACTATTAGGTAAGAACAGCTGGACAAGAGGTAAAGGTAGCATGAGTGCTATGAATTATATGGCTACTCTTTTATTTCAAGAGTCAGCTAAAGCTATAGCTCCAGCATACGTAGCAATGAAATGGTTTAAAGCTGTAGCTAGAGAGTTAGGTAAGGTAAACAAAGCAGTAACATGGACTAGCCCTACTGGTTTATATGTCGAACAAAAGTATTACGATCCAAAGAAAATAAGAATCCAACTTAAATATTTATCTGATGTTTATTTGGATATAAGAACAAACGAAGATACACCAGAACTTAATACAAGGAAGATGGGTCACGCTATCTCAGCAAATATATTACATAGTTTTGATGCAAGTCATATGGCATTTTCTACAATTCATGCTTCAATACAAGGAGTCGAAAATATCGCTGGCATCCACGATTGTTTCGTTACTACCCCGTCTGAAATGAGTTTACTGCGTGACTCGGTTAGACAAACCTTTGCTGATATGTATTCAGTAGATCGTTTATCAAAACTAAAGGCAGAATTAAAAGCACAATTAACAGACAACCAAATACAAACGCTACCTCCAGAGCCAACGCTTGGGGAGTTAGATGTTTTACTTACACGTTCATCAACCTATTTCATAACATGAATCAAGTTAAAGCAAATCCTTTTTATATCTTCACACCAGAATGTGGAGTTGCATGGAGTCATCTAGTAAAACCAGATGATGCATTTAATAAAGCACCAGAATGGAGCGTAACATTACTGCTAGATCCAGACCAGCAAGAAACACAAAGAGTTTTTAAAGAGTTTGAAGATGGCCTTGATGCATGGAAAGCACAGTTAAAAGCAGCATTTCCAAATCAAACTTTTAAAATGGGAGAACATTCTAGGTACAACCATACTGAATTTGAAGGCAAGAAAGTATTTGAAATTAAATGTAAGAAGCCAGTTGAAGCAGGGCAAGGTGCTAAAAGATTTGCTAACACTCCTCCTATTCTTTTAGATAAGTATGGAACTCCTATACCAGCAGATGAAAAAGATAAGTTCATAGGTTTAGGTAGGGGTACAACAGTACAAGCCAAGCTAAGAGTACAAGGATATAATCATTCGACCTATGGTGTTGGATTAACAGTCCAACCAGAAGCCATAGTCATTATGAATTTTGTTCCATATGAAAAAACGACAGACCTCTCAGGGTTCAAGTTCCAGAGCAAGAGTGAAACGCAAGACCTCACTCCCTCAAATGTTGAAAACTCCTTCGGGGGTAGTACATTTTAGATCAAAGTTTGAAGCTCAAGTAGCATCAGACTTAATTAAAAAGAACGTACCATTTACCTATGAAACTGTCAGCTATGATTACATCATCAGCAGTAGCTACACTCCTGACATCATCCTTAATCACTGTGTGGTTGAACTCAAAGGAGTCCTACTTAAAGAAGAAAGAAAAAAATATATTGCAGTTAAGACGCAACATCCCACATTAGACATTCGTTTTTGTTTTCAAAACGCAAACAACAAATTGTCTAAAGCTAAAAGAAGCCTGACGTATTCAGCATGGGCTGAACGTCATGGCTTTCTTTGGTGTAACAAAACTATCCCTAAAGAATGGTATGAACATTAAAGAAAAAATTTTACAGGCTAAGAAAAGAATTAAAGAACTTGAAAGGCTGATAGCCTATTGGGAAAATGCCAAGTAAATACAAAAGTAAAGAGCCTTGCCCTGAGTGCGGAAGTAAAGATAACGTGGCTGTATATGATGACGGACACAAGCATTGCTTTGGATGTGGCTGGCAATTTCAACCCAAAAAAAATTTTAAGAAACCCACTTACAAACCAATGAAAAAAGAATGGAAACCTATAACTCCAATTCCTTGTGAGCTACCCAAACGTGGTATCAATTTAGAAACGTGTAAGTTTTTTAATTATGGTATCTCTCAGTTCAATGGTACTGACTGTCAGGTTGCAACCTATAGGAATCAAAGTGGATTAGTTGCAGCACAACACATAAGATTTAAAGATAAAAGATTTATATGGAAGGGAGACTTAACTGATATAAAGCTATGGGGTCAGGAACTATGGAGGCAACAAAATACTGGCGGTGTATTCGTAACAATTACAGAAGGGGAGATTGATGCAATGAGCGTGGCACAAGCTACAGTCTCAGCGAGTGGTAATTACTTTCCAGTTGTTAGTTTGCCATCAGGTGCTCAGTCTGCTACAAAGTTTGTAGCTGCAAATTTGTCATGGTTATCTCAGTTCGTTCGTATTGTTATTTGTTTTGACTCGGACGCTGCTGGTGTGGATGCTGCCGAAAAGGTTGCAAAGATCTTACCTACTGGCAAGGCAGCTATCGCAAACCTACCAAGAAAAGATGCTAATGAAATGCTCCTCGCAGGGGAGTCGGAGTTACTTAGAGACTTACTCTTCAAAGCAAGTCCTATCAGACCCGACAACATATTCTCTGCCTACGATCTATGGGAAGATTTAGTAAAAGAAGATAACTCTAAGATATGTAGCTATCCCTTTCCAGAGTTAAACAAAATGGTGCAAGGCTACAGAAAGCAGTCGCTGACTACGATCTGTGCTGGCACAGGGGTTGGCAAGAGCTTACTCTGTAGAGAAATGGCACATCATTTTTTAGTTAACGGATTAAAGGTCGGTTGGATTGGCCTCGAAGAAAGCAGTAAGAGAAGTATGCAGGGCATACTATCCATAGCTTTAAACAAACCATTGCATATAGATGAAAAGGCTGTTGATGAAAAAGAATTACGACAAGCATTTGATTATTTATTTAGTGACAATAAGTTTGTATTGCTTCAACATTTTGGTTCATTAGATCCAGATAGATTAATAGATCAGATAACATACATGGCTACTGGCGAAGAGTGTGATGTTATCTTCTTGGATCATCTGAGCCTTGTAGTATCTGGACTAAGTGATGGAGATGAAAGAAAACAAATAGACGTATGTTGTACCAAGCTAAGACAGGTAGTGGAGAAGACAGGTGTTGGTTTAGTTATGGTTAGTCACTTGCGTAGAACAGATGGAAAGCCAGCTGAAGAGGGAGGCGACATAAATCTAGCAGCCTTGAGAGGATCGCAATCCATAGCCCAGCTAAGTGACCTCGTTATATGTGGTATTAGATCACAACAGGCTACAGAAAAATCAAACGAATTGGAATTAAAAGTATTGAAGAATCGCCATAGTGGTTGCTTGGGTAAAGCTGACAAGCTTGAATACAACGAAGCTACTGGCAGACTAACTCCCTCCTTACATAACTACTTATGACTTTATTAATTGATGCCGATTGGCTATGTTACAACTGCTGCTATGCAGTAGAGAATGACGACAGGTTCGATGACAACTTACACGTTTTATACTCACGACCAAGCTGGGGTTTAGATCTTATCGAGACATACATACAGAGATACAAACAAGTATCAGAAGATGAAGGCGAAGTTATTATGTGCTTTACTTCGTACCCTACATTTAGACATGACTTGTATCAAGAGTACAAAGCTAACCGCAAGAGCAGAAGAAAACCATTAGCATTAAAGGCTGTTATGGATGCATTAACTAATAGATATAGATGTATAAGGTACGATGGGCTAGAAGGAGATGACGTTCTTGGATTGTTAGCTACAAGCAAAGAGTTGGATGATCCTATTATTGTTAGTCCAGATAAAGATATGAGAACTATACCTTGTAAGTTGTTAGCTGGAGAAGATTTAGAATTAATAACTAGAAGACAAGCGGATAGAAACTGGATGGCTCAAGCATTGACAGGAGATACAACAGATAACTACAAAGGTTTAGCTGGGGTAGGTGCAGTAACAGCAAACAAAATACTAGGAGATGCTAAAGAGTTATCTGATATGTGGGAGATAGTCGTCAAAGAATATGAAAAGAAACAAGGAGGATATAAGGAAGCATTGCTTACAGCTAGACTTGCAAGAATATTAAGAACAGGAGATTACAATACTAAGACAGGTAAGGTAAAACTTTGGAAACCTTAGTCAATACTTAATGGATTCTTTTTCTTCTTTGGAAAACCAGCTTTCATATTTTTATATGCCTTATCTGAGATAGTACTGTTTGCTTTACTTCTACTTGTACCAGCTTTCTTTCTCTTGTTGATGTTGTAATACAATCCTTTCTTAGCCATAGTGTGTACAGTAATATAAATATAAATTAGCATTACTCATGGCAGTTGACGACCCATTCCCACCAATAGAAGAAGCATTAATTAATAGATTAAAAGAGATGATACCAGAAAAATGTCCTGACCTTGATGATAAAGATAGAGAGATATGGTATTACGCTGGTCAAAGAGGCATGGTAAAAATGCTTGAATCGGTTTACAATGAGCAAAACAACATTACTAAGGAGTAGCTATGTGCGGAGGAGGAGGAGGCAGACCGCCAGATAGAACTGATGAAATGCTGGCTGTACAGCGTGAGCAAATTGCTGAACAGAAAAGACAGTATGAAGAAACTCGTGCTGACAATCAAGCAAGACAAGCAGAGCAAAAGAGAATAGCTACTGCACCATCAGCCCCTCCTCCATCTGCAACAGCTACCGCTCCAGCAGCTGCACTTGAATTGCCAAGCGGAGGCTTGGGTATTGGAGGAGCAGAGAAACGTAGAGGATACGGACGTAGAAGATTAAGAACAGATTTAAAACAAGGATCTGGTTTACAAATACCTTAAATGAATAACAACGAAGTTACTTTAACAAGTGGTGTCGATCAGAATAACTCCTACAAATCTGACATGGCACAAGAGAAAGGAGTTACTGTTGCATCAAAGTACCAACAAGGTAAGACTACTCGTGCTCCTTATGGAGACAGAGCAAGAGCCAACGCTAAAGTAACTATTCCTTTTTTATACCCAGAAGATACATATGGAGATCGTGGCAAGATAGATCAGCCACATCAAAGTATGGGTGCTCGTGGAGTTTTAAATATTGCAAACAAGCTTGGCATAAATCTTTTCCCTATAAATACAGGGTTTTTTAAATTAGAGATAGACGGATTAGCAATGATAGTTGCTGAACAAGGCCCAGAAGTAAAGACACAATTAGATACAGCCTTAGTAAAAGTAGAACAGCAAGTACATAATATGCTGGAAACTATGTCGTTTAGAGCCTCGATGCATGAAGCCTTCGAGCAGTTAATAGTTGCAGGGAATGTATTGTTATACGTCAGTCCAGTTGGAATAAGAGTTATTCATTTGGAAAACTATACAGTTCAACGTGACCCTATGGGTAACGTAAGTGAAATAATAATAGAAGAAGAAGTTAGTCCTACAGTATTACCTCCTGATTTTTTACCTAAAGATCTACAACAGAAAGATAATTACAGTAAAGAAAAGACTTGCAAAATATATACCTGTGTTAAGTACAAAGATAATAAATGTATGTGGTATCAGGAAGTTAAAGGTAAGCCAGTACCTAATACATATGGTATGTCTCCCGCTGATTGCTCTCCTTTCATTCCATTACGCTGGTCACAAATTGAGTCAGAGAATTACGGACGTTCATTTATTGAGCAATGGTATGGCGACCTTACTGCATTAGAAAATTTATACCAAAGTATATTGGAAGCAAGTGCAATGCTTAGTAAGGTATTGTTTATGGTATCTCCAGCTGGTACTACAAGACCTCGCACTTTAGTTAATGCAGAAAATGGATCAGTAATACAAGGTAGTGCTAACGATGTAACTGTGTTGCAAGCACAAGGCAAGTTAAATGATTTATCTTTAGCTAACAATACTATCGACAGAATAGAAAACAGACTGTCGTTTGCCTTCCTTCTTAATAGTGCAGTACAACGTCCAGCAGAAAGAGTAACAGCAGAAGAGATAAGATACAGCAGTCAGGAGTTAGAGGCTTCTCTCGGAGGCTTGTACTCACAGCTAACACAAGAACTACAGCTACCTCTAGTTAAACGATTAGTATTTATATTGCAGAAAACAAATAAAGTTCCTGACTTTCCAAGAGGAGAAGACGGAGAAAGTTTGATACATCCTAAACCTATTACTGGTATGGAAGCTATTGGTAGAGGAGATGATAGAAATAAATTATTAGAGTTTATTGATGCATCAAGAAATGCTTTAGGCCCAGAGGTCTTAACACAATATATAAATATGGAAGAAGCATTAAGAAGGTTAGCAGCTAGTAGTTCTATTGATACAACTAACTTAGTTAAGACTCCAGAGCAATTACAAAAAGAAGCAGATGACTTAGCAGCTGCAAACGAGAAGATGCAAGAACAAGAGATGATGGGTAAGATGATACAAAGCCCAGCAGCAGGGAAACTTGCTGACAACTTTACTAAACAAGGAGCACCTTATGGCCCTCAATTCCAAGAAGGAATCAACCCCGAAACAGGAGAACCTCTCCCCACAGATGGAACAAACCTCCAAGTTCCAAACCTCGATGCAAGTGGACTCCCAGCCACCAGCGGATAAAGGCCCAAAAGAAATAGTTATCACACCAGAAATGGTACAAGAACTTAATAATTAATTGCTATGCCTGATCCAATTACAATCACACAAGACGCTACTCCTCCAGTACAAGAGGAAGCAATAGCTAACCTCGAAGCAGAGGCAGCTGAACTTCAGAAGGAAGGTAACTTACCTAAAGGAGAAGAATTAATTGGCGGAGAGTTTAAAACTCAAGAAGACTTGCTTGCAGCTTATAACGAACTCAAAGCACAGAACGAACAGTCTGCTCCAGAACCAGTAGGAACAGCCCAAGAGATTTATGGAGAAGCAGTAGGTAATTTACTTGAACAAGGTAATGTTGACTACGTTGCTATGAATGAGTACTGGCAGCAGAAGGGAGAGATAACAGATGCTCATTACAAAGAGTTAGAGCAAGCTGGCTTTCCTAGATCTATAGTTGACGCACATCTTAGTGGATTACGAAACGATGCTGCTGCAACAGAAAAAGATATTATGGCTATTCGTGATAGCTATGGTGCTGACAAGTTTACCAATATGCAGCAATGGGCTAGTCAAAACTTAACTGAGGCTGAGAAGGCAGCGTACTCCGCTGGTATTAATAGCCCCGATATTGAACAGATTAAATTAACTGTAGCTGGATTACATTCAAGATATGTAGCAAGCGTAGGTCAAGAGCCTAACTTGCTGTCAGGTCGCCCTGCATCTGGAGGTAGTGATTTGTTTGAAAGTACTGCACAACTAGAGGAAGCAATGAACGATCCTCGATACAAAAAAGATCCAGCCTTTAGAGCAAAGGTAGAAGATAAGTTAGGTAGAAGTAGTATCTTTTAATCTTCTTGTCTATCTTTTAAGATTGCCTGTATTTCAGTAAACCTAGTTTTGCATTGGTTTAT